GAACAGGAGCGGCTCCGTCTCTGGTAAATCTTGCATAAGTCGGAGTGAGTGCATGGCCTTCGGTATTGAGAGTTAATGCGGTCTTACCCACCAACAAGTCGCCACCAACCGTCACATCCCCACCAAACGTGCCAGAGAAGACAGAGAAGCTGTCAAACGCAATCACCTCTAGCAAGTCACCAGCCGATGCACCGGATGTCAGCACAACCGATGTACCTGTCGTGGCGGTGTAGTCTGAGTTAGGGTCAAGCAAGACACCGTTCAGGAACACATCCATAAACTTGGTGTCGGTGTAGCTGAGTGTGCGGCTGTCATCGTCAGCACCAGAGAAGGTTGTCTGGCCGCTGGTAGCAGTAAAGAGATAGCGATGACGAACGCCTTGTGATGGTGATGTTCCGATATATGCCATTATGCGTTCTCCAATGCGTCTAACCGTGCCTCAATCGAAGCCAAGCGTTGCTCTGTTGCCGCACCAATAAAGGCCAGCAATTCAGGATAACGGATACCCAAGCGTGTACGCTCTGTTGCACCCTCTGGTGCTTCTTCGGGTGTGTCATAGATGTCAGTGCGTGTGTAGGCTTCTTTGGCTTCTACAATTACATTGCCTTCTTCATCTGCTGCTTCTGCAACCGCTGGCACTTCGGTTTGTGTTTCCCACCAAGTGTTAGAGATAAAGAAAGCATAATCACCAGCGTCTAAACCTGCATCGGCCATAGCTTGCTGAACATCTTGTGCAATCACGCCAGTGTGTTTTCTAGCCGCATCACCTTTAGCCTCAACACTTTCATTCCATTTAAACGTCTTAAACAGTTTGCTGATTGCTTTGGCGGCGTTAATCTCTGCATCGGTCAAACTTGCAATTTGTTGCTTCATTGTTTGGTCAGATGGTTGAATAGTTTGGTTGGTGGCGTAAAGGTCATCATATCTGGCAGAGGCATTACCTAAATCAATGGCATTATCCTTAAAATTACCAGATGAGTTTGCTGGATAAACGTAGTTATTATTAAATCCTATATATGTTTCTTGTACACTGCTTGAACCAATATAAATTCTACCGCTTATAGCTCCAATCGACCCGACAGTTGTGCCGTCTTTAAGCACCTCTAAAATACTACCGTCACTTGTTGTCCTATTCAGATACATGGTACTGTCACCAGAACGTGTAACAAAGATACGGTCATTGCTCCCTTGCAACTCAATACCAACAGTTCCAATATCACTAGATGACTTACCCACCAGCAAGTTACCTGAGCTGTCAACAGTAACAGCATTAGACGTTGCATTGTCATCAATGCCAGTAGATGTAAATGCACCGCCAACAGTTAAATCATCAGTCACAGTCATAGACTGGGATTGCGTTACATCTACAAAGTCAACAGGCTTTTTGCCAGTATACGCCATTAGCTAATCTCCAAGATGCTCAATGCTACGTCTGCGCTGGATGCTGTGTCGCTGGTTACCTTGAGAACATCCGATGCCTCCATAACAACCTTTTGATCACCGCCCACGACAACCAAAGAACCCCCTACAGGTACAGGTGCCGACTTCACAAGGTAAATGTTATCTCCGTCATTATTCTCTAGGGTGACATCTACCTCAATAGCAGACGCTATGATATTAGAGATGCACAACCCGATGATGGTCGTCTCAGTACTTGAAGGGGTAGTGTACACGGTTGCCGGAGAGGTACCTACGCCCGTACTTGTTTTAAGTTTAAATGAATTTGCCATGATTGATTATCCTAGTGCAATTGCCAACGCCACAGCCGTTCCGGCTTGATCTACGTCAAGAGTTACACGGGCGGCAGCAGCGTCGGCATCATCTACAAGACTGCGCCCGAATGAGGTAAAGTCAGCAACACCTGCCGTGCCACTTCCCGTGAAGTACGGCAGCTTATCTGCGGCACTCGTAAGACCTGCAATAGCGGCTAACTCGGCGTCATACGCCTGTACGTCGGTGCCAATCTCTACACCCAAATTGGTACGGGCCGTAGACGCATCGGCTAAATCAGAGAGGTTACTTGCCGCTACAAGTTTAGCATCGAGCTGAGTCTGTACGGCAGAGGTAACACCATTCAGGTACCCGAACTCAGTATTCGATACGCTACCGTCATGGATCTTGGTAGCGTCAATTGCGGCACTTGCGTTGATGTCGGCGTCAACAATCACCCCAGAGCTGATCGCTGCTACACCCGTATCCGCAATGGTAATATCCCCTGATACTACATTGTCGATCCACTTCGAGGTACCCGTGTCATAGAACAGCAGGGCTGCATCCGAAGGGCTCGTGATGTTTACGTCACTTAACTCAGAGAGCTGATCAGCAGTATCGATCTGTGCATCGACATAGGCTTTGATCGATTCAGACGTAGCTAAAGTCGTAGAGCTCGCCGTAGCAAAGGTATCATCATCGAGTACGGCGGTGCCCGACACGCCCGTATTCAGTACGGGGCTGGTCAGGGTCTTGTTCGTCAGCGTCTCGCTACCTGCAATCGTAGCAAAGTCACCGTCACTGAGAGCCGTGTTAAACTCGGCAACAGTACCTGTCAGCGTGTTGTCGGTGAGATCGACAGTCTTATTGGTGAGGGTGTCTGTGGTAGCACGACCTACAAGTGTGTCCGTGCTTGTCGGGAGCGTCAACGTACCCGTATTACTGATCTCACTAATAACAGGACTGGTAAGAGTCTTATTGGTGAGGGTATCCGTTGTAGCACGGCCTACAAGAGTGTCTGTACTTGTTGGGAGAGTCAGCGTACCCGTATTACTAATCGTACTAATAACAGGACTGGTAAGAGTCTTATTGGTAAGCGTCTGGCTACCTGCAAGGGTAGCAACAGTACTATCAATGGCTACGGTCAGCGTGTTACCCGAACCCGATGTATCGATACCCGTACCACCAGCAATCGTGAGTACTTCGCTGTCTAAGTCGATGCTAAGAGCACCGCCACTGTCGCCTTGAAAGTCAAGATCCTGTGCAGTTACCTGCGAGTCTACATAGGCTTTAATAGACTGCTGGGTAGCAAGGGCTGTAGCGCTATCAGAAGACATGGTATCTTCATCGAGGATAGTCGATACGGTTGCACCGCTTGTGAGCTGTAGCCCATCGATGTAGCCCACACCAGTGATGTACAGATCTTTGAACTGGGCACCTACTGTACCGATATCGATTGTGCCGTCAGCGTCAGGAGTTAAAGCAGTGCCGAACGTAACATTGTCCGCTGCGGTACCCACAACGGTGATGCGGGCACCCTCCCCTGCAGTTCCATCATGAGTGTGTCCGGCAACGGCCCCAAACGCGCCTAAGATAGCATCGAATTCATCGTTACTATCGGCTGCGTCAATAACGTCGCCATCTACATATGTGGACTGTCTTGCTGCATATCCTGCCATGTTGTCCTATCTCCTACCTCCGGGGGTGAATTCTAGCTGATACCCCTTAATTGAAAATGGTGGATTTCCTGATGTGTCGTCTACCCGTATAGCTACGGAAAAACCACTTCCCTCTACTGTTTGTCTGATCAACGGCGTACCTGATGACCCATACACGGCTGTTCCGTATGCTGATGCCGCTAACCCGTAGATCGCTACAGAACCACCTGTCTGTAGATCGTAGGTTGAGGGCTGAGGCGTATCCGATGACGTAAAGTCATAACGTACACGGAACGTAGCATCTACAACGCCTTCATTGGTGTAGTTCCACACGATACGCTGCATGTACTTGCGGATACCTGCATCTCCCATAATGTGGTCAGGAGATGTATAAATCGCTACAATAGCGGTACCGTCGAACGTATTGCCTGTTTCTTGCTCGTACACGTAGCCATCAAAGCCACCTTGTATCGTCGTTTCAGTCAATCCGATGAAGCCGGAGAAGCAGCACGAGGGGCGCATCCCCTTGATATCGGCGTACTCCCAACCGATGCCGCCTTGCTCGTTGGCCTTGATAACGCCCATAATTCCTAGAGACTGGGCTGTAGTCTGGCCTTCTGCCGGATAGAACAGGCGATACTGACTCTTATTCCGAATAACACACGATGAGATGTTGAACAGCGTAAGATTGTCGAGTCGATCCTGTACTTGCTTCGAAATGGTTCCGAGTTCAACGTCGGCAATCTTCTGGGTACCTGCAATCGTACGCAACCCATCCGGTGCAAGATAAAGCAGATCACCGCTGATTTCTTGGACGCTAAAGCCATCCAAACATCCCACGCTACGTGTAACGGGTGCTAACTGGAAGTCAGCAATTGAAGATCCTTGAAGGAAGTAAATCTGATCCGTACAGAAGATAAACAGCCGATCACGGAAAGACTTGAGCTGTACGACGGGGCTATCTACCCGAATAGATCCCGCACCTGTAGCCGTAGAGAAACTCGTAGGGTCGTAGGGGGCAGAGAACACTACCTCTTGTGGGTTAGACGACATACCCGCAAAGAACATGTGGTTCTTAAACAACGCCACAATAGAGGGATCTGCGGGAGCTCCTGCACCGTTAATATCGGTTACCGTAGTGCCATCGTACTCAGAGGCATGATTGGCTCCGTCGCACCAGATAATCTTCTCGGTGTTGTCCATGTTGTACAGCTCGAAAGCGTACCGCCCTGCATTGGTACGACCACTATCTATCTCTGTCCATGATCCTATAGCACCGCCCTTAAAGACCTTCTCACCACGAGCAGCGATGATTTCATCTTCATAGATTGCTACGCCAAGTACGGGTTCATCTGCAGATGCTGTCTGGGGTACGATGTTACTGTTGTACTTCGCGTACCCACTAATACGGCGGTAACCGCCACGAATATCCGGCTCAAAGTTCTGTAGCTGAATAGCAGCTCCGGGGGGTATAGAGAATGAATCCCTATCGAGGATTAGACCACCACCGAGACGTACTACGTAAGGACTAATGATTGAGGTATCGGGCATTATACAGCCCTCATGTAATCCTTGCGGTTGATCAGCTCAACACGCATCCGACGTAGCCCTGCTACATAATCCCTGTCCGCAAATTGTGCTGATTGTGGATCGGAACGCAACAAGTACGCGTAGTACTTGGCACGGTTCACGATTACGTCGTGGAAACGACTCGGGACTGTTGGCTCGTCCGCGTTTGCCGACAAGTCAGAATTTGTTGCGTAATACGCGTATCGTACAGTGTACGTTGAGGCATCCGGCGTCGGTGACAATCCGTACTTATTATCGGGTGTGTGGTACACGTACTCAGGTACGCCCTCCGCGCTACCGTCTGGGTTGGTGTCCGACTCATGATACTTGTCAAGGTACTCATCATAGCTGATGTACTCCAAGCGCTTTTCAGGTAGGCTTGCCGACTCTTGAATTGTAAAGGTATCCCAATTAAGTGTCTTGGCGTCGGCTTCGAAGCTATACAGACGCTGCCCATCAACCGTAGTATCCGACTCATTCTGTACGGTAAAAGGCCATTCTACCTCAGAGTTGATAATATCCCGTTGTGCCTTGTTGACAAAGTCAGCCACAGCCGTTTGAATACCACGTGTAGAGGCCACGTTAGTGATCTCTACTTCATTTAGTTCACGAAGAACTGCATTACAAAGCTGTAAGTAGTTCATGATTATCCTCTGTGTGGGTCGTAGTATTCTTCTACGGATATTGTTGTTTCTAGCACATTAGCGGTACCTGCCGTAGCATAAAAGATGTCTCCGGCGTGGAGGTACAAGGGGCGATTAGCATCGAGTACGACTTCGTAACTATTGCCCGCTACCGCATGATTACCTAAAATTGTATGAGTTGACGCGTCATCGGCATGATACCATCTAATCGTCACATTACGATTGGAGCTGTCCGTATTAGAAACAATGAGCAAACGTACGACAGCGGAATAGTTACTAGGAACCGTGTAAATCGTAGTTTGCGACGTTGTTGTCAACGACACAGACTCCGTAAAAAACTTGCTTCCTGCTGCTGTTAAGGGCATTGTTACGCCTGCTTACTCGTAAAAATTAGCTCTAAGATATCTTGCATATTAGCCGTTTCCCGCTCAAATGGGTGGGGCATGTTGCCTGAAATAACGTCAAGAGCTCCTATACGCAAATCAGCATCTATCCAATGGGTCAAAGCCTCATCAATTTTATGGTACATATCCTCGATATTTTGGTCTGTAGCCTCTACATCAGAGTAGAAATCGATGGTCTGCTCTGCATCCCGCTTACGGGCCTTATATCTGTGTCGGATAGCTTCGATGAAGAATGTGGACATATTGGTACTCCCATGTTCATTTTACACTAAAACAAGGGATTAGTCAAGACTAAAAAGTAGGATATTCGCCTGTTCTCATAGTTTCTGCTAGTCTTTGGGCTCTTTGACCGACTTGTCGGGCCCATTTGGAGTCGAGCATCTCTTCCGCAGCGGCGTTATAATCCCCTCGTTCAATAGCGAGCCACATCTTTGCAAAGCCTCTAAGACGAGGTACCCCGAGATTAAAAGCCATATCGGCAATAACCAGCTGGCGTGCAGGATCAAGCCCGTCAACAATAGCAAAATTTGAAGCAAGCTCTCGCTCAACAATCTCAATATCATTAAGACAGAGATAACGGGCTTCATCTTCTGAGATGCCACGATCTTCGAGATTACGTCCGATACCAATTGTCAATATCCCCAATGTGTCTTTGTACGGCTTTAGCTCCACACCCTCGTGGATAATAAGCTGATCTACGAGCTGATCTCTGTCGTAATTCATGTTTACTTCTTGAGCTGGGTGATAGACTTGATACCAAAGCTGGCAGCAATAGAAGCTAAGATGCCCCATTGTAGCCATTCGGGTGCCGTACGTAGGAAATCAAATCCTGCTTGCATGTACGGCTGTAGCGGGGGTATAAAAGATGCCAGTATGACGGCAATAAAGGTTAAGGTCCACGCCTCATCTTTCCATGAGTTATCCGCTGCAGACATGGCTTGTGCATCCCACTCGCCATCCTTCTCCACCTTCTTTACAGTAGCCTCTACTTTAGCTACCTCGAGTTTAGCTTTGGCAGCAGCTTTTTCCTGCTTACCTTTGAGCCACGTACCTGCTATATCAGCAATAGGTCCAACTAATGATTGCCACATATTATCACCACGCTTTACACGACCAATAACGGGCCGAAAATTTATCTTTAGCCGTGTCACAATTGTGCCGTGCACGGAAGTTACTACGACGCTCAGGGATATTCTTTTTGATTGTCATGTCCGGATCCCCGAACCGTACGAGCTTTACGTCAGAGCCCTTCTTAGCAAGTACGGCAAACTTCTTGTTCTTTCCGGGGGTACGCTTTGGTTTGTTGTACCCAGAGAAAGTCTCTCCCCGATATTTTAGAGAACCACTTGGTGTACGTTCTACATTCTTAGTTGTTGCCACGAGCTTTACTCCATCTTTCGGTGTACCCACCCATCGCTGCACGATAACGGGCAGTCTTCTTTGCGATGCCTTCAGGCTGTTTTACGAACTGTTTGCCTCGCTTTTTGCCTTCACGCTTTGCTCTTGAGGTTCTGGCGTACTCGTCACTAGAAAGAGCTTTAATTGCTTTTTCTGGTAGATAACGCTCGCCTGTAGCATCTGGCCCTTGTGTTGAAGGCTTACCGCTTTTGGTTCGCCAATTCTGTTTCGTCCAGTCTTGTAGGCTTTTCTGTGGTTTTGCGATTGCCATAGATTCTTTCTCAGCTTGTGTAGCCTCCGCCCTTTTCCTTGTACTGTTTAGCAAGCATCTGGGCTTTACGTGCTGACCATTGACCCGAAGATCCACCTTTATTACCAGCCTTGATCTGGTTAAATAATCTCTTACGCATAGTAGGCTTCGTGTAGTTGCCTGCCTCATTGACGCGGGACTCACCGCCCTTTGCCATACGCTGTGCGCTCCAACGCTCCGTGTAGCCTCCCATAGCGGCTTTCTTCTTGGACTTACCTGCGCTAGATAAAGCAATAGCCACAGCTTGTTTCTGCGGCGTACCCGATTCCATCTCCTTACGGATGTTTGCGCTGATCGTCTTTTGTGAAGAGCCTTTTTTGAGGGGCATACCTGTATCCTTAAAGGTTGGGGGAGAGACTAGCCCTCCCCCGCACTATATTAGGCGAAGTCAACAATGCCGCGAACGATGGCTTCGTTACGCAGAACTTTGCGACCGAAGACATGCAGACCGCGAATGATGTCGCTGAAAGTGTCCGTAGAGCGAACAACTTCGGTTTTCGCAATGTGCGAAGCCGTAGCCGTTGAGCTCATGTGACCTGCAAGAACGAGGTTCTCAGAACCGTCAACAGCAAGACCAGTCATGGTGACTTGGTCGGTACCGCCTGTTGAGTTCAGAGCATTCGACTTGTAGCAGGTAAAGCCTGCGATTTGACCTTGCATGACAAGACCGTTACGCAGAGGAGACGTGTTGTCACCCGTTACCTGTACTTCTGCGAACTTGCCGCCAGCAGCAAACAAGTTTTCGTAGAATGCAGGAGGAGCTACGAACCAGCGATTCTCTTCAGGTACATCGCTATCATCAAGCGAACGAGCCATGAGAAGCATCAGGTTGACGGCTTCATTTGGATCTGTCTTGATGTTGATCGGAGCTGCAGCAGTACCGAGATTCGCGTTAGTGGTAAGAAGACCACCAGAAAGCGAAGCATCGTCAGCACCTGCAATACCAGCGCCGTTTGCCATAGCTTGAAGCACGTTGAAGTCGTACTTACGCTTCAGGGCATATGCACCAGAAGAGGTGGCAAGAGCCTCGAAGTTTACGTGTGACTGACGCTCTTCAATGTCGTCGATTTTGAATGCAAAAGCATTGGCCTGATCGACAACCATTGTGATTTGGTCGTCTGTCAAGTCTTGCGGAGAAACTGTTGCGCCCCGTGTGTAGGCCGAAACAGAGATTGTAGGTTCTTTAATGATACGAACCGTGTCGCCATAGTTATCAATTTCCCCTGCGTAATCGGTGTTGGTGATGTCTTCAACAACCGAAGCACGACGGAAGAATTTGAGAACTTTCTGGCTAAAGATTTCCGGCGTAAAGTTGCCGTTCGGTAGGTTAGTGTACCCACCCGATACTGGAAAAGCCATTTTCTATATCCTTCGTTAGTTAATGGTTAAGCGTTAAAATCAATGCGCCCTTCTGCACGAGCCGCGTCAAGTTCTGCTTCGATAGCTTCAAACTCATGCGGTTTCATGCGGCCAATCTCAGAGGCTTTCCAAATTCGCTGTCCGCCAGTACCTTTTGTGTTCACGTCTTTCGCTACACGTTTTGTTACTGTTTCTGCGGCAGAGGCATTGGTGCTTCTTTTATTCTTAGACAAACCTGAATCTGATTTGTACAAATCGATGACACGAGCTGCCCATTTAGCGTCGGTGTTATTCTTATAGATACCGTCACTCAATGTAGATGGTTGTTCGTCGAGCCAAGCAAGGAACTTATCGTCATTACGAAGATCATCAAAGTCTTCGTGATAGCGAAGTAGCTCTTGGTAGGCTTTCTGTACTTCCATATCCTGCTCACGTTCACGCAGACGATTTACTTCACTACGAAGCTCTTCTACTGTGCTATCTGCTCGCAGGGCAGAGATTGTCTCAACTACGCCGTATACGTCTGGGTACTGCTGTTTAAATTGTTCTAGCTCGTCGAGGCTCTTAGGAGCTTTAAGACGGGTTAGGGCGTCCAATTCAGGGGATGATTCCCCTTGTGCAGCGAGATCCGACTTCTCTTCTTTCCACTCAGCCAGTTTGGCGTCATAGTGGCGTTTTAAGTCGTCGTATCGTTTTTTGTAGTCTACGTCGTCCTGTTTAGATTTCCGAGAGAATCCGTCGGGAGTGGCCTCTTCTTGGGAGGGGTCCGGTTGAGCTTCTACTTGGGTTACAGGCTCTTCTTCATCGTCATTGTACACGTCGTCACGGTAGTTACCACGATAAAGACTTGAGTTGTTGATTGTTCCAAAGGAATCGTTAGGTTTGTTGGCGCGGTGGCCTCTTGCTTTTGCCATGATACTTCTCCTTATGCAGGGCCACGCTTTTTCGGTGGGTAGCTGCTTCGGTTAGTTGAGTGACAGGGCCGTTGGCGACGGGTAGCTGTCCTTTAGTTCTTCGGAATAAATCCGGAAGAATTCTGGTTTGGCTTATAATAGTTTTTAAAGCCTGATGTTTTGTAATTCTGTGAGAACGTGTCAGCATCCTTGATGTTATCAAAAAGGATATATTCTCCGGTGCGACGAGCGTGCTCTACAGCTTGAGGTAAAGTTAAATGTACTAATTTCCCGTCTTGTTCTATTACTTCTGGGAAAACTGCTGGTTGTGTTCCGTTTGGTCCCAAGTACTCGGCCCGCATAAGGTGTGTATGAAGAACACCCCCTTCACCTTCAATAGGTGCAGGAGCTTTTTCTGGTGTAAGAATTCTCTGAACAAAATTTAATTTACTATTCTCATTCAGGATTCTTGTAACAGCTTCTTCATCTGTAGAGACTACATCTCCACCTTCAGCAAAACCTTGTGCGCGTTTTTGTGTAGCTGTCTTTCTGTTTTCAGAAAGGCGGTACATAGCCCTAGCCTCTGCGTCTCGTTCTATAGCTGTAGCGGTAGGGCTGCTTTCAAACAAGTTATAAACTTCTGTAGCAGCTTCTGCGGGTGTGATGTCGCCTGTGTACATGTCCGCAAGTATGCTCTTATCTTTTATTTTTTCTTTAAACTCTGGTATAGCTGGCATGTAAACGCCTGTTAGCATATCAATGTTGTGCTCAAAAGACTTCTTATACAGCGATTTTTCTTTTTCTGTTTTAGCACTTTGCATCTTGTATAAACTGTCTAGCATCAATTTTTTGCTTATTACAGCGTGTAAATACCTATTCCTCTCAATCATATCTCCGAAATTGTCAAAATCAACCGGAGCTGAACCGCTTTCGTATTGGCCTTTGTGCATTAACTCATGCGTCAAAGTATCAACATATGACATCTTTTTATCAGTGCCGTACTCTTGCGAGCTCATTCGGATATCATTTGACTTAGGTTCATATGCACCATAAACATTCTCGTCCATAGGTTTTTCTGAAACAAAGCCCGAAAGACCTTTTGGATCAGATAGTGCAAGTTGAAGAACAGGGTCCCATGTACTATTGTATCCCTCCTCAACGGCATCAGAACCTTCAGGTATATAGAGATTCGCACGGTTTGTTTTGTATCTATTTAGGATATCAAACCCAGCTTCTACATCCCCAAAAGACTCGCCTTGTTTACGCGCTTCAGCTTCAGATTTTATCTGGGCTAACTGCTCTTCTTCGCCTTCATTGAGTGGTGTGATTAAAAAATCAGCTATACGTTCTACCAAACCCTCTTCAGAGTTTACATCTCCGCCTTCAGCGAACTTTTTTTTTACGAATCCGCCTCGCTGCATCGGCGCTTGTGGAGCTTCAGCCTGCTGTTCTTGTGAGGCTTCTGCTTCTTGCTGCCGACGGGCTACCTCTTTCTT